CTGGGCGCCAGTGATCGTGGCTATATCACCGGTTACTGATAGTCCTATTGGGCCTGTCGCTTGTTGGTTGCCAGCTGTGCCGAAAGGGGCAGCAGTTGTCGTAGCTCCAGGCGTGTACAGTGAACCGCTGGCCTGAAAGCCTCCAGCTGGAACCTGCGGGTGGAACAATGTTACATCGTATTCCACCCATAATTTTCCCCATCCTGACGTATTGTCAGCTCCGTCGGTAGTGCAAACGAAGAGGTTACCGGCATCGTAGGTCTTGATGTCTTGGTTGGGCGAAAGAGCCCCGGTTCTGATGGTCTTCTCCTTCATGTCACCCATGAGTGATCGTTGGGGGAGAGAACAAGTTATGTCTTTCCACGGTGCGTCTTCCTCACAGTCCGTGTATGACGAGGCGATGTTCTCCGACTGTGGTGCTGGATCAGCAGCGTCGTAGTCGGGCGCCATTAAGAATGAACCTGGGGTGTTAGACCCAGTGCGTGTATAGTAGCAGAACCGCAACTTGTTAAAGCGATACCTCTCCCACGCTTGTGCTTGTGTTGACAACCAGGGGAAACTGGATGACAACCCCGGATTGAGAGCCACCGCCTGCGCTACGGTGAAATCTTCGGTTCCTGTGATCGAACTCAAAAGCTCCCTGTGCACTATTCTGCACGTGTCATTTCCGCTGCGGAAAACCTTGGCCTCGCCAGTGTGTTGTCCTGAAGCATATGCGGCTGCTGCAGCTCTCTGAGGTCTGGCAACGCTGTTACCGTTGTTGCCTTTCTGTCGTTTCTGGGCTGGTGGATTTCTGGGAGCATTCTGTTGCTTCCTCTTGTTTGGTCTCGATGCCTGAGGCTGACGAGACGAAATCGCTAATCGTTCCATAAGGTTCATATTGAACGTGCCGCCACCTCGACACAGGAACTGGTGTCGGGCGTTCATTGTTTGACGGGTCCACGCGCTATTGCGGCTGCCCTCTACTTCTCAAAATTTTCAACGAACTTGGCGTATGCTGCCTTAGGCTGGCCCGGCTTTTGAGCCGGCACGGGCCAATTCATAGGGTGTTTCGGGTTATCCGATTTGAAAGCTGCTTTCGCTTTCGGTTTGTTAGCTTTGGCTGCTAACGCCTTGGGGATTGGGACTGCTCTACTGGCTTCCCTCAAGACGTCTTGATTTGGTTTGGTCGCTTCAACCATGGCTGCTTCCAAATCAGCTATCGGGTCCGGGTCCGCGGCGGCAAGCGCGGCCTCTTCCTCCATTTGTTGACCCCAGGTCTTGGTCTCCTTTGCGTCAACTTGGTACAACTCATCACCCACTATACTATCAATTTTCACTGCGATAGGTGTGGATGGATCAGTGCACATGGGGGCTTGTAAGAATAAATCGGTATCGCCGGTTTCGTTTATACAGTCAATCCACTGATTGAATCTGTCGTGATCAAAATCCGGGATGAAGGTGTTGAACATATCCATCATCCAACCCGATTCGTCAACATTCGGCCAGTTGGTGTCTTCGGGGTGCATACCGTCCCAGGGCATCAGCTCACCGTCCTCAAAATCACCAAGATGTGTTGAGGCGGCACGACAAATGCGTCCAATGACCGGGGAGTTCCTGTCCATTCTATAATATCCGGACAGTCTCTCACCTAACCTGGTCTTAACATCGGTTAGGGAGGCAGGTCCTACCCATAATTTGGCGAGTAGTCTTTTCGGATTGGCAATCGAGTTGGGGTCTCCATTCCAAACCTCAGGGCCATAGAACCTGTTGAGAAAATTGATTCCCATGGAGCCACGGGTGAACGTGGTTATCTCATAATCTTGCCCCATTGCTCTAGAGCTTTTCTCAAGAGCCTTCGGATCGACATCACCTTCAATGCTGTCGTCACCTCCGTACATACCGAGCGCTTCCCAAGCTTCTTCGGCTGTCTTCTTAACTCCGTTCACGAGGGTATTACGATGAGCGCAATAGCCTATAAACGCTGACAAAACTGAGTTAAGGTTGGATGTCTCAAGTGATCCGGAACCCCTTCCGTACCCCGAGTTGTATTTACGGCCACACTCTGTGGATCCGTTGACTCCTATCTGCTCATCCATGGCTTCGTTAAGTCCGGAGTGGTATTGCCTGGCAAAGAACCGCAACATGACGATACGCTCAAGGATTCTGGCTCGCCGGCTGACATGACCGTCAAACCTGCTGCCGTCAGCTAGGGTCGCCCATAGGGCGGTTTTAAGAATTGCAGTGACTTCGTGGGCTATGTCAACCGGGGGTTTGTTGAAAGCGTACCAACGGACTTCATGCATGATTTCATTTCCAAATGCATATTGGTACCTGGAATACTTCAGCTTTGTGGCCGGAGCTGCCACGGAGATGTTTCTCGGGTCGGTAGGTTTTGGGTATGTTTCTTTCTTAACGAAACAATTCCACGCCCGCTTATAGAATTCTCCTGTTACTGACGCATCCTCGACAAGGTTTCGCTGGGAGGGACGGTCCTGTCTCTCTCTAACCTCATCGTCATCCACGGGATGGCCCTCGTGGGGGTAGGGTATGAGGAATTCCGCAAATTCCTGCATGTACCCTGCCAATGTTGGCGGAATTGGCTCTTCCTCCTCTCCTTCCCGTTGGAAGTTCTCGACTCTGCCAGTGATGCAGCGGTCGTCGGATGCGATAGACGTCACCATACCATAACAGGGGTTGATGAGGGGCGATCCGAACCCAGTCAGCGGAACTGGGGCATTGTAATCATGTTTGTCAAACCGTATAGGCAGGATTGACTGGGATGGAGGGTAAACCACCGGTGGGAACAAAGGAGTTCCAGACCTTATGTAACCGGCGATTATTGCTGCATGTCCTGGAGGCAGTCTCTCCGTGGGTAAACCGGCCGGCGATGTGGCGGCAATGTTGCTGGCCACCATGGCGGGCGTCATCGGTACTTTGGCGACCAGTGCTACAGCGTGGACTGCATCAAAACTGGCCCGAGGCGCCGTTACCGATGTGAAATCTCCTGTGATTGATACACTTCTGTACAACCCGGTTTCCCTAATTACGTCCAGCACAACGTAAGGTCCATAGACAGGGCGCAATCTGTCCAGCTGCTTACCCGCGATGAGCAGGTAGGTTGGAATGACGGATGGGATAGTGAACTGCCCCAAGAGCGTTAGCATGACGATAACATGATGATCGTCAACACGTTTGCGGTCGATGTGGTAAGCGCAAACTCTCTTGGTTAGTAGCCCGACGTCGGCCACTATTATTGTATCCCCGGAGTAATCCCACACGTGGTGGGTATACTCAGCGCCTCCACTGACTCTATAAGTAACCTCGTTGGTAGGGAGGAACCTAAACGTGTACTCCCCTTCGCTGATGGCAGTTTGGGTGGGCTGAAAGGTGCACACGAAATAAGTTCCCGGATATTTGGCTAAGAGCAGTGGCATGTTGATATAGTGGTCGACATCCACCAGTACGGCCGCTTCTTTCATCGGATCAAAGGTGAATTCTTTCATAGGTACCGCTATATCTTTGGCCCAATGATAGGACCTGTCCCCTTTACGCCGCTTCCGTACGTCGGTCAGCGACTGTTGTATGTAATAGGGTTCCAAACCGAGGAGGCCCGCCAACAAACCAGCAGTGGCGCTGGCAGTGTTTCTAGCTTGTGCGGAAACCCCGTGGGTGTGGTTTGTACTAATGTATCCAGTAACGAGGGGCGTGTTTGAAAACACCTGTCTCTGCTGACTGGAACTCAGCAACGGTTTTACCAACCTGTCTGATATAAACCTAGTAGTGTACACGGCTCCTATAGGGCTTGATGCGCTATCTAGCACGTTAGAGCCAGCCAGAACGGCGGCGACAGTAGCGGCCACCATCATTGCGACCGTGCTACACTTACTTATGCTTGGCACCCTAGAAACTACTAACCTAACTACCCACTCGAAGAAGCTAATGTTCCGTTCTAGAAACTTGGCCCCGTGAGTGGCTTGATTGAACACTAGGTCGTAGTGGAGTTGGTCTTTGAACTGCAGGTATTTGACACCCTGATGTTTGGCCAACGCCAGTGCCGCGATGATGCATACAACAACAATGCATCTCGCCTTCCAGTTACTCTTCTTTTCCTCCAAGGTAGGTGCCAGTGGAGGGGCTACAGGGTTAACTGGGGTGAACAGGCCCGTAGTAAGGCCCTTTAATGTCTTTACAGCAGCTAGAGCTGGTGTCACGATAGAGAGAACCAGCAGGGCGGGCTCAACATAGCGTTGAACCGGGCCTGCGAGGTTGGCGGCACGTTGGCCGGAACTTTGTACTCCTTTTGGCATGACGGACGGACGAATTTAAG